ATCTATGGTAGTCAACGAAGAGTATGCTATTATAGATGATAGATTAGCATATGCATCGAAAGACAAAGCTGAAGAGATGGCAAAGAACATAGGGTGCGAGGGAATGCACGAACACGAGTTTGAGGGCAAGACTTGGTATATGCCTTGTGAGTTTCACAACAAAGAAGATTTATCCTATCATAAATGCCCAAAGGGTTATAAAAAAAAGGAAGGCAAATGTGTAAAAATGGCGGAAGTGGGACCAAAAGGAGGAATAAAGAAATCACCTAAAGCACCAAAATCTAACACACCTAACAAAAACCCTAAAGGAAAAGGAACAGCAAAAGGAGATGCATCTACATCAAGGGGTGCTAAAGTATCAAAGGCAGATGAAGCTACACTTAAAAACAAGTCTGATGACTTTAATGAAAGATATAAAGACAAATTAGGATATGGTGTAACTGTAGGAAAACTTAAAGCAGTTTTTCAAAGAGGATTAGGTGCTTTTAACACAGGACATAGCCCTAATGTAAAAAGTGCTAGTCAATGGGCTTTTGCAAGGGTAAATGCTTTTTTATACTTAGTAAAGAACGGAAGACCACAAAACGCTAAATACACAACTGATAATGACCTTTTACCTAAAGGACATCCAAAAAACAAGTAGTGCGTAGAAAAGTTGTTAGTGTATATAGAAAACCAAAAAGAAAATCACATCCTCATAGCAAAAATGCTAGTGAGGGACAAAATGGTTACAAAAAAAAATATAAAGGACAAGGAAGATGAAAAAATTTATAACACCTAGCAAAACAAGCCCTAAAGGTGGACGTAGAGGTTGTTTATGTAAAGATGAAACTTATTCAGTAAAATGCTGTAAGGGCAATATGATAAACCAAGGCATTGGTAAAATTTAAAAATGCAAATATAAATTTAAACACGTTATAGTAATATGAAATCAACAGAAATCTTAAACAAAATCAAGACTTACTTAGGGGAAGAAGTACAAGAAGAATCTCCAAAGCAAGCATTAGAACTAGCACAACTTAAGCTAGAAAATGGAACTGTCTTAGAAGCTGAGGCTTTTGAAGCAGGAAACGAAATCTTTATTTTAACAGAGGATGAAAAAGTAGCTTTACCTAAAGGGGAATATCTTATGGAGGATGGAAAAATGCTTTCAATACAAGAAGAAGGTATTATTGCTGAAATTAAAGCTGAGGAAGAAAAAGAAGAGGAAGTAGAAGAAGAAGAGAAAGAAGAAATGAAATACGTTTCAAAAGAAGAATTTAACTCTGCCGTTGAAGAAATCAAAGGTATGATTAATGAGCTAAAGGAACATAAAGAAGAAAAAGAGGAAATGGCAAAACAAGTAAAGGAAGAACTTAGTGAGACTCCTGCTGTTGAGCCTATTGCTCACAATCCTGAAGTTCAAGAGAAATTTAAAGTAACTTTCGGTCAAAACAGACCTGAAACAACTTTAGATAGAGTGATGAAAAAATTAACCAATAATTAAAATTAAATAAAATGCCAAATCCAACAATTACAAGTAGTAGTTATGCAGGTGAATTCGCAGGTAAATATTTAGCAGCTAGTTTATTAGCAGCAAAAACCTTAGATGATGCTGCTATTACTATTATGCCAAACATTAAGTACAAAGCTGCTATGAAAGTAGGAGTTTTCTCAAACTTAGTAAGAAGTGCTGACTGTGACTTTGATTCATCAACTTCAGGTCTTACACTTACTGAAAAAGTATTAACACCAACAGAATTGCAGGTAAATTTACAAATTTGTAAAAAAGAGCTTCATTCGGACTGGGAGGCTGCTCAGATGGGCTTTTCAGCATATTCAAATTTACCAAAATTATTTTCTGACTTTGTTATTGCAAGAGTAGCAGCAGAGGTTGCAAGTGCAACCGAAACTTCTATTTGGAGTGGTCAAGCAGCAGAGGGAAACTTTAATGGTTTTGTAAAACTTGCGACAGATGACAACGCAGTAATAGATGTAGCTAAAGCAACTGTAACATCATCTAACGTAATTGCTCAATTAGGAGCTATCGTTGATGCTATTCCATCAGCAGTTTACGGAGCAGATGACCTTATAATCTATGTATCATCAAACATCTATAGAGCTTACATTAGAGCTTTAGGAGGCTTTGGAGCATCTGGACTAGGAGCTGCAGGTTATGACAACAAAGGAAACAATCAATCTTTAGATGGTTTATTCTTTGATGGTGTAAGAATCTATCAATCTTCAGGTTTTGCAGACAACAACGCAATCGCTGCAAGGTCAAGCAATCTTTTCTTCGGCACGGGATTACTTAACGACAGAAATGAAGTGAAGGTAATTGATATGTCAGATATTGACGGTTCGCAAAATGTGAGAGTTGTAATGAGATATACAGCAGGATGCCAAATCGGTGTCGGTGGCGATGTAGTTCTTTACTCTTAATTAACTAACATATAAAGGGGTAGTTAACCCTACCCTTTTTTTAATAAATAACAACTATGGCTTGTACATTAACAACAGGTAGAAAAGTTCCTTGTAAATCGGCAGTAGGTGGTTTAAAGACTGTTTACTTTGCAGATTACGGAACTCTTGGTGCTGCTACGATTACAGCAGGAGAGGTTACTGCTTTAGCTGGAAGTCCTGCTTTATTTCAGTTTGATATAAAAGGCAATTCTTCTTTAGAAACAGCAGTAAATAGTTCAAGAGAAAATGGAACTACATTCTACGAATCAACATTAAATATTACACTTACGTTTCTTGAAAAAGCTACACAGGAAGAACTAAAATTAATCGCACACGCAAGACCACACGTTTTTGTAGAAGATTATAATGGTAATTACTTTGTAATAGGACTAGAACACGGAGCAGAGGTAACGGGTGGTACGATTGTCAGTGGAGCAGCTATGGGAGACCTTAGCGGATTTACTTTAAGTTTAGTAGCACAAGAAACTGCACCGCCTTACTTTATTACAGGTTCTGTAGTAACAGGAGATGCTAGTGCAACTCAAATAACACCAAACTAAAATAATTTTTGTATATTTATAAAAGTTTTCATTAATTTTTAGTTTATTTTGATTTAAAAGGGGGGTTTTTAACTCCTCTTTTTTTATACACAAAATTTAAAGTATATACGTTATATAAGTATGATACATTTAACGACATCAGCATCAGCACAAACTTTAAAAGTAATTCCTAGAAGTTATGCTTCAAGTGTTAGTATGATATTAAGAGATGATTCAACAAACACCTCAACAACATACTCAGTAAGCACAACAACAGACAAGAATTACTTGGTAGTATCTAAAGCATTAAGTCCTGTATTAGTAGAAGGTAGGTTTTATGACTTAACATTAAAAGAAGGAAGTAATGTAATATATAAAGACAAAATTTTTTGTACAGACCAAGCTATATCTAGCTATTCTGTAAATAGTGGAGAATATTCTGTTCCAACAGGCAATGATGTCTTTGATAATGATTATATTGTAATATGAAAAATAAATCAGATTTAAGTATTGTAAGTTTAAGCACTTATACTTCTCCACAAGTAAAGGAAGTAAGAGGAAAAGACTTTATAGAATACGGGGAAGATAACAACTACTTTCAATATCTTATAGACAGATACAATGGAAGCCCTACTAATAACGCTATTATAAATGGTGTAAGTGAGATGATATTTGGAAAAGGCTTAGATGCTACTAATTCAAATAAAAAACCTAATGAGTACGCTCAAATGATGTCTTTATTTAACAAAGACTGTACCAGAAAGTTGTGTTATGACTTAAAACTTATGGGACAATGTGCAATTCAAGTTATTTACTCTAAAAATAGAACAAAGATTGTTCAATTAGAACATATGCCAATCGAAACGTTAAGAGCAGAAAAGTGTAACGAAAAAGGAGAAATAGAGGGTTACTATTATTTTAGTGATTGGTCAAAATACAAGCGAGGAAACGAATTAAAAAGAATACCTGCATTTGGAACTTCTAAAGAGGGACTTGAAATAATGTACATAAAACCTTACAGAGCAGGATTTAAATACTATAGTCCAGTCGATTACCAAGGAGGTACTCAGTATGCAGAACTTGAGGAGGAAATATCTAACTACCATTTAAACAACATACTAAACGGACTTGCACCAAGTATGTTAATCAACTTTAATAATGGAACTCCTGACCCAGAGCAAAGAGAAATGATAGAAAAAAGAATTTACCAGAAATTCTCAGGGAGTAGTAATGCGGGCAAGTTTATTTTAGCATTTAATGACAATGCAGAAACAGCAGCTAGTATTGACCCTATCCAATTAAGCGATGCTCATAATCAATATCAGTTTTTAAGTGATGTAAGTTCTAAAAAGATTATGG